TAAGTGCAGCTCAGGCGAATATTGTCTCACTAGCTCTTGCTATTCCAGTATGGCGACCGGCCAAAGCCGGCCGGTACAATAAAGTGCAGTATCGGGGTAAAATAAAAACGAAAAAAGGGGAGAGGGGCTTGCGCCCCTCCCCCCTTGGTTCACAGGTAGACCTCGCCCTCGCGGATGGCCTCGTCCAGACTCTTGATGAACCGCACAGAGAACGGCTCACGCTGGTCGATCCCGCCCACGGCCAGGACATGGGTTTCCCGGTTCCGGTCGTAGGTGATCCTGACCCATATATCAATTGATTCCTGGCGCCAGATCGTGACCTCCCACGGCCACGGGGACACCGGGTAGATGTAATCCCTGTCGTCCAAATCGTAATCCATTGCAAACCCTCCCGTGACAAACCCCTCCCGCACCTTGTGCAGGAGGGGCGCATATTGTCTCAGACCCCCTTGGCCTTGGCCCTCGCCAACCTGGCCAGCTGCCCCGCATACTTGGCCATTTTGCGCCGGGCGATGGTGAGCTGTTTCTCACTCAGGGGGACCGGGAACCGGCGTTGGTCGGCCGGTGTGGCGTCCCACCTCTGGACCTGTTTGGAGAAGCTGCTGAGGATCTCGGCATCCAAGCCGTTGAACCCCACGCCGTTGTCCTCGCTGGTGGCCTCGGTGGCCTGTTCCGTCGCCGTTTGTTTGGCATAGATCGCCAGCATGGCCCGTACTGGCCACTGCCAAGGGCCTTGCTGGATGTTTTCCTTGATCATCTGCCCGGCCTTGGCCAAGCTGGTCAGGGCGGTGGTCGTGATTTCTTGGCTACTGTGCATCGGTCATTCCCCTTGGGGGTTGTTCGCTCCGGCTGGCACCTTGCCACCCTTTGCACCCCTTGTGCAGGATTGGCCAATATTGTCTCAATAGCTTTTGATATCTTTTTGCTTGGCTTGGCTTGGCTGGGTTTCCCCTGAGTGCAGGATCGGCCAATATTGTCTCAATATCGCTTGCTATCTCATTATTGCCAACCGGCCTTGTCCGGCCGGTACGGTTGCCGGGGTTGGGGTTGGGGGCAGACTGGCGGGGGCCGGGGGCCGGGGGGCCAGTGCCGGGGGCCGGGGCGGGACCGCGGGCCGGGGCCGGGGGCCAGGTGCTGGGCGATGCCTGGACAAGTCTACGAAAAAACCCGGGGGCCTGTGGGGGCCTCCCGGGTGCGGGGTGGTCAAGATGTGGGGCGGGGGGCCATCCCCCCACCCCTCCGGGGCCTTACTTGGCCCGCTCTCGGATGCCGTGCAGGGTGTTCAGCAGGGTGCAGAACCGGTAGGTCAGTCTGGCCATTTCAAGCCGTCTGCCGATGATGTTCAGGTCGGGGTCCACCTTCTTCATGTGGTCAAATACGGGCTTGCCGTGTTTGCCTTTCTTGCCCAAGTCCCGGTTGGCTTGCGCCCGGCTCACTCCAAGGATGTGGTGGGGTTTCACCTTGGAAACCACCTCCCCGGCCTTGGGGCGCCCTGCCCTTGCCCCGCCGTAGCACGCTGCGAAAGCGTACACCACCCGCATTGGGTCCAAGCGGTTGCCGGTGACGGGGTCCCGTTCCTCTTTCTGCTTCAAGCTGCTGAGGATGTGGGAAAACTCGCTGATGATCAGATACCGGCTGTCGATATCAAGCTGGTAGGCTCCGATATCTTGGCGATAGTCGATCGGGTCGAAGCTGCCCAAGGTGGCAGGCTTCCTGTTCTTCTTGTTCTTGCTGTTGCTCCGGGTCCGTCCGTAAACCTCCTCCCGGTAGATGCGGGAAGCGGTGCCGGTAATGAATCCGGCCAGCTGGCCGTCTGTGGCCTCTTCCTCGGCTGCCTTGCGGAAGTTGGGAAGTTCTTCACCCTTGGCCACGCCTGCCACCAGCAAGCGGAACGCCCTGCCAAAAGAGGCATCGGCCGCCGCGAATGCGTCAACATCCCCACCGGTGGGGCGGATGTGCTCGGCGATCCAAACGCCACGCCCGCATTCCCGTTCCGCTCGAGACTGGGCGAAGTGCTCGGTTTCGCTCTTCCCGGTGGAATACTTCAGCAAGTTGGCGTTGGGGTTGGAAATACCCAAGGCACGGCGGACAAGACCACCCAAGCGGGCCGACAGGCGGACGGCCGGGGCGATCACCTCCACCACCTTTGCAAAATGCTCGGCGCATTCCTTGCGGTTGCCGGCCACCTCGGCCAGGTACGCCCGCCGGTAGGCTTCTACCGCCACGGTTGCCTTGCCGTCGATGTGATGCATGGGAAGGGCGCCATACTGGTCGGCCTTCTTGGCCTCGGCCTTGGCCCGGCGTTTTTTCGCTTGGCGGGCCTTGGCCTCGGCCTTGCGGGCCTTGCGGTTGATGCGCCCGGAGTCGGTGCGCTTGCGCTTGGCCTTGCGGGCCTTGGGGGTGGTGGGGGTGGCGGGTTCTCCGGCCTTGGCCACGGCCACGGCCACGGTCACGGCGTGGGCCACGGTGGCCACCTCCTGCCGGGATACGGTCAAGAGGGAAGCCCCGGCCACCTCCGGGAAAAGCTCGCCATGTCCTACCCGGTGCCCGATCTGGGCGGCGTTGCGGGTGGTGTAGGTCTGGGCGATGGGGAAAAGCTCGAGCTGTGCCATTGGAAAAATCACTCTTGGGGCTACTGTCTCGGTTGGCCAACCACGGCTTCCCGAGTTGTCGGCAAAATGCCCCGCCGACATGGTCATTTATCGTCTTTCCGGTTGGGAATGTCAAATATTTTTTTTGAGATATTTTTTTACCCTGTTTTTGCCCTGTTTTTTTTGGGGCTGAAAATCTTGCTATCTCGGGATAGGGTTTTTATCTTTTGATATCACGATATATCCGGGGGGTGCCGGGGCGCGGGGGGTGTGTACGCGACAAGCCCCCACTTCCCTCTAGTCTCACCCGAGTTCGCCTGGTGGAACTGTTGTCGGGCGACAGCCCGCTAGTCTCCAAACGGATTCCTCCGCACCCTCGGCTCCAGATCCAAGTGATACTTCATCAGCCCCATCCTGGCCCGCTTGCTCTCGATGCAGCGGACATCGATTTTTTGACCCGTGACGCGGCTCAGGAAAGCCGCGATTTCTTTATCTTCCATCCTTTGATAGTTGTCGCGCAGAAACTGCGCCATGCGCTCAGTCCACTCTACAGACATCTGCCCATCCTCTTCAGGGTAATATCAAGTGCCATCTGGTACTTACTTTACGGAACGAACCATGAGTGACATCCCACCTGCTCCGCAGGACATAGCGTCGACAGTCAGAAGCAGGCCAGTCGAAGAACTCCAGCAGACCGTCCAGGCCGAACTGAAGTTGCCTGACCCGCCTTCTCACGTCGTCGCCCAGCTTCTCCAGGAAAACGCCGCACCCACCGAGGAGAATCCTCGTGGCCCTGCCTGACGACATCAACGAGGAAGAATTCATCGAGGCGGTCAACAAAGCCTGTGATGTCCTCGCCAAATCCTTCGCCTTCGGTTACTTCGACAGCGACGACATCCGCCAGGAAGCCTTCATCTTCGCCATGGAAGCCGTCCACCGGTACGACAACTCCCGGCCACTCGCCAACTTCCTCTACACGCACATCAAGAACCGCCTGATCAATTTCCGCCGGGACCGGTTCCACCGCAACGACCCGCCCTGCAAGATCTGCGCCGCCGGCAACCGGCACGAGGACGGCAACCACTGCGCGAAGTTCATCGCCTGGAAGAAACGCAATTCCGCGAAGCAGAGCCTGATGCGCCCCGTCGACCTGGGCGACCGCGACGATGTCGACGCCATCTGCGAGGACCTGACGGAGTCGCTGAACAAGGACGAGGTCGTCGCCAAGATCGACATGTTCCTGCCTGCGGAGATTCGGTCGGCCTACCTCCGCATGAAGTGCGGAGAATCCGTCCCCAAGGCCAAGCGCGAAATGGTCCTCAAGTGCATCCGGGAGATCCTGTCGTGATCAAGAAGGGGCAGCTGTCCAACGCCGAGAAGGGTTTCATCCGGGCCAACTCCAACAAGATGAAGCCCGTGCAGATCGCCGAGCGCCTGAACCGCTCGGAGAAGCAGGTCCTGACCTACCTGACCGAGCACAGCCTTTTGCCTGTCGACGCTCCGGCCCGCCCGGAGACCGAGACCGAGCAGAGCCTGCTGGAGGCCCGCCACAAGCTCCGGCAGACCATGGCCTGGAAGCAGCTGCGCGACGAGCTGGACGAGGACGAGCTGCTCTACTTCGAGGAGAAGTACGCCCAGTACATGACGCAGTTCCGCGAGGACGTGCTGGTCACCGAGGAGACGCAGATCTTCCTCGTGATCAAGCTCGAGATCATGATGCACCGCAACAGCAAGGCGAAGAAGAACGCCAACCAGGATATCGCCCGTCTGTCCAAACTGCGCGACAATTTCCTCCGGAAATACGAGGACCCGTCGGAGATGGACGAGGCCGACCGCGACTACGTCATGGGCATCGAGACGCAGATCCAGGCCTGCAAGTCCGCCGAGTCCGCCCGTTCGACCGAGTTCATCAAGCTCGAGGAGAAGCACCAGGCGCTCCTCAAGGACCTCAAGGCGACGAGGGATCAGCGTGTTTCCCGCGTGGAATCCTCCCGGGAGACCTTCCTGGGGACGATCAAGCGGTTGCAGCAGGAGGACGAGCGGGAGTTTGCGGGCAGGCACATGGAGCTGCTGCGAAACGCAGCAGACCGCGAGAACAACCGCCTTGGCTCAGCACACACCTTCGAGGACGGCATCGAAGACCTGCCGGTTTTGAACGCCGATACGATCCTCGGCGACTGATGACGGGTGTATTACCCATAGAAGGCTGGTGGAGCGATGAGCGAAGACGAACGGTTCATGGTCATCAAGGACACCCGGGAGCAGGACGGCTGGAGCTTCGGGGCCGGCCGGTCGTGCGCCGGCATGGAAATCGGCACGCTGAAGACGGGCGACTACACGCTCAGGGGCTATGAGAATATCCTCACGATCGAGCGCAAGGGTTCGGTCGCCGAGTTCGCCGCCAACATCACGCAGGATCGGTTCGTCCGGGAACTGGAGCGGATGCGGGAGTACGAGTTCCCGTTCATGGTGCTGGAGTTCACGCTCGACGACATCATGCGCTTCCCCCACGGGGCAGGTCTGCCCAAGTCGAAGATCCCCTTCGTCCGGGTCCGCGGCCCCTTCATCCTGCGCCGCCTCCTGGAATTCCAGGTCAACTACCCCGTGAAGATCATCCTCGCCGGTCGCCATGGCCAGGATGTCGCCCACCAGATATTCCGGAGAGTCATCGATGCCAAGTCACCCAAGGGAACAGGACCGGATCAAGCGGCTGATTGAGCACGCCTGGCTGCTCTCCGAGACCGACATCGCCCATGTCACCCCCACTACCCCGGTGGACCAGCTGGAGAGCCTGATCTCTCTTCCTGTCGACGCCGCGCACCCCCTGCGCGGAATCGGGCACCGCGAGATCCAGCCGGAAGACCTGATTCGCATCATGCGGGACCCGAACTATTTCCCGTTCACCTGCAAGCTGCTGATGGGCATCGACATCATGCCGTTCCAGCATGTGATCCTGCGGGAACTCTGGACGCGGCCGTTTCCCATGCTGATCGGTTCCCGTGGTCTCGGCAAGAGCTTCATCCTGGCGCTCTATTCCATGTTGCGCCTGGTCTTCACGCAGGGTTCCAAGGTCGCCGTCATCGGCGCATCGTTCCGCCAGTCGAAGGTGATCTTCGAGTACATGGAGAAGGTCTGGGCCGACGGGGCGATCCTGCGCGACCTGTGCGGCACCGGCAAGGGGCGGGCGGGGCGTGAGCAGGGGCCGAGACGGGATGTCGACCGCTGCGAGATGATCATCGGCGACTCGGTTGGTATCGCGATCCCGCTGGGCAACGGCGAGAAAATTCGCGGTCAGCGTGC